AGTGGTCACGTCGGCAGAATCGCTTGTACATCTTTGGTGATTTTGCAGACCAAGATATTAAAGCAGGTGATTATATTATTGCCGAGGTTTATTCTGTAATTGATCCAGAGACACATACCTCTGTCTATAATGATATGTGGTTAAAAGAATATACCACAGCATTAATTAAACGACAGTGGGGGCAAAACCTAATTAAATTTGAGGGTATGCAACTACCTGGTGGTGTTATGCTTAACGGTCGTCAAATCTACGATGATGCAAATACAGAGATTGAACGACTGAGGGAATCTATTAGACTTGAGCATGAATTGCCAGTAGATTGGTTTGTAGGATAATATGCGCAACGTTTATTTCAATAACCAAGTCAGGTCTGAGCAGAACCTGTTCGAGGATATTACTATCGAGGCCTTGAAGATCTATGGCCAAGATGTGTACTATATTCCTCGTGACATAGTATCTGAGGACAGAGTCTTTGGCGATGATATTCCCTCACGGTTTAATTCATCATATCGTCTAGAAATGTATATTGAGAACATTGAAGGCTTTGATGGCGAGGGTGATCTATTTACTCGCTTTGGTGTTGAAATTAGAGACGAAGCTACATTTATTGTGGCAAGACGTAGATGGACACAAACGGTCAAACGGTTTGATAATGAAATATCAGGCGATCGTCCAAGAGAAGGTGATCTAATTTACCTTCCGTTATCCAAGTCGTTATTTGAAATTATGCACGTCGAGCATGAGCAACCATTCTATCAATTAAATAATTTGCCAACTTATAAAATGCGTTGTACATTATTCGAGTACAATGATGAAGATTTGGACACAGGTATTCAAGATGTTGATGCAATTGAGCAAGATTACGCTTACACTTATAAACTTGTATTGAATGAAACCAGTAACTATATTAAGATTGGCAATACTGCGACACAAACTTTGTCAGATGGTACTGTGCTTACTGCCGAAGTTTCTAAATGGTCTGATTCTGATAGAGAACTAAATCTGATTCATCTTGGCGCATCGGATGGAGATTATCACACATTTGTCACATCACAAAATATTACAATTAATGACTCAGACTTTACAGTTGCTGAAATATTGGCAGATGATAATAAAATATCACAAAATGAACAGAATGCTGATTTTAGTACATTCTCTGATGACTTTATTGATTTCAGTGAAAATAATCCATTTGGCGATCCGGAGAATAGTTAATGTTTGGTACCTATTATTACCACGAAAAAATCCGGAAGTGCGTTGCTCTATTTGGACGAATGTTTAATGACATCTATGTGATTCGTAAAACATCAGCTGGTGCATCTACATCACAAATCAAAGTTCCATTATCATACGGACCATCGCGTAAGTATCTGGATCGTATTAGAGAAAATGAAAATTTATATGATGATACCAAAGTGGCAATTAAATTGCCTAGAATGTCATTTGAAATTACAAACTTTGCTTACGATACATCAAGGCAGTTAACCAAGACATCAACATTTAACACTGCTGGTACTACCGCTAACGATCGTAAGAAGTTTTTTCCACCTGTACCCTATACTATAAACTTTCAGCTCAACATTTATGCAAAGTCGCAAGATGACGCATTACAGGTTGTAGAACAAATTTTACCATTTTTTAATCCACAATATACGTTAACGGTTAAACCATTCCCAACAGAATACCCAGATTTTAAAGAAGATATTCCGATTATTATCCAGGGTGTTTCATTCCAAGATGACTTCGAGGGTCAATTAGAGACTCGGCGAACAATTATCTATGCATTGGATTTTGAAATGAAAGTTAGTTTTCACGGACCTATTTCAACCTCTGGTATTATTCGTCAATCAGATGCTATCATTTATGATATTCAGGCTGATTCAGACTATAAAGTACAGACAATTTCCGTCACTCCAAATCCTATAGATACAATTGGTTTGGCAGATTCCGATTTCGGTTTCACTACTACCATTACCAATATTTTGGACGATAGTGCATAATGAAAGATAAAGATGATAATGTAAAAAGTGACTATGACTATTCTCGGGAAACGTATTACGATTTGCTTGAGAAAGGTCGTGAAGGTCTAGAGGATATGATTCATGTCGCTCGTGAATCAGAGCATCCTAGAGCGTACGAAGTCCTATCCGGCATGCTTAAAAATGTTGCGGATATTAGTGATAAATTGATGGACCTTAATAAAAAGCATAAAGATATTACACAACCCACCAAAGAAACCAGGGCAATTGAACATCAGCAAAATAATATTTTTGTAGGATCAACTACTGACCTACAGCGATTATTGCAACAACAGAATGAACAAGTGATCGATGTCGATAGCGAATCAGATACAAACTGAGTCATATCTCGGTAATCCAAATGTAAAACGTGATGGAGTCCAACAACAGTGGACTTCCGAACTCGTACAAGAGTATTCTAAATGCATGAAAGATCCTACTTATTTCTGCGAGAAATATGTTAAGGTTATTTCACTTGATGATGGATTAGTCCCATTTAAATTGTATCCATATCAGCAAGAGATGTTTAAGCATTTCAATGATAATAGATTTAATATTGTCCTTGCTTGTCGACAGTCAGGTAAGTCTATTTCTTCTTGTGCATACCTCTTATGGTTTGTGTTATTCCATTCTGAAAAGACGGTAGCCATTCTGGCCAATAAGGGTGCCACTGCTCGTGAAATGTTGTCACGTATCACATTGATGTTAGAAAATCTCCCATTCTTTTTACAGCCAGGATGTAAAGCATTAAACAAAGGTTCTATTGAATTTAGTAATAACTCTAGAATCCTTGCTGCTGCTACGTCCGGTTCATCTATTCGAGGTATGTCGGTTAACTTATTGTACTTGGACGAATTTGCATTTGTTGAAAGAGCATCAGAGTTTTATACCTCAACATATCCAGTGATATCTGCTGGTAAAGAAACAAAGGTTATTATTACATCCACAGCAAATGGTATTGGTAACATTTACCATAAAATTTGGGAAGGTGCCGTACAAAAAACGAATGAATTCCAACCATTCAGAGTTGATTGGTGGGATGTGCCAGGTCGTGATGCTGAATGGAAAAAACAAACCGTAGCAAATACATCACAGTTACAGTTCGACCAAGAATTTGGTAATACATTTTTTGGTACTGGCGATACCTTGGTCAATGCCAATACGTTACTGTCTCTTAGAGCACAGAATCCAATTCGGTCACTAGAAGGTGGTTCCCTCTTGGTCTATAAAGAACCTATCAAAGGGCATGAGTATATTATGACCGTGGATGTCAGTAAGGGTAGAGGACAGGACTATTCTACTTTTACTGTGATCGACATTAGCACAAGACCTTTTGAACAGGCGGCCGTATATCGCAATAACACTATCTCGCCTATCCTTTACCCTAACATTATCTATAAGTATGCGAAAGTCTACAATGAAGCATATGTCGTTATTGAATCAAATGATCAAGGTACTGTCGTCTGTAATGGATTATATCACGATTTGGAATACGAGAACATCCATTTAGAATCTTCTGTTAAAGCAAATGCTATTGGTATTGAGATCACAAGAAAAACAAAACGGCTTGGATGTTCTGCCATTAAAGATATTTTGGAAAATAATAAATTATCAATTGTCGATGAACAGACGATTTTAGAAATATCTACATTTGAGGCAAGAGGTCAATCATACGAGGCATCAGATGGTAACCATGATGACCTTATGATGAATCTAGTGATGTTTGGTTATTTTGCTTCGACTCAATATTTTGGCGATATGACAAATATTGATATGAAAAAAATGTTATTTGACCAAAGAATGAAAGAGATTGAGGACGATGTGGTGCCATTTGGCTTTATTGATGATGCATCAGACCACATTGCAAAAATTGAACACGAAGAATCACCTTGGGCGATCGAATATGATCGGGATCTGTAATATTATAAATAATAGTTGAATTTGAAAACTATACCCGTATTATGGATTCATATCATTAAAATAACGAGGAAAAAGCAATGGCTCTTTTTACACCATCAGAATCTCCTGCGGTAGTCGTACGAGAGATTGATCTGACCGGTGGCGTACCTAATGTCCAGTCCACTACGGGTGCGATCGTCGGTAATTATAGATGGGGTCCGGTGCTTGAGAGAACTCTTGTCTCTAACGAGGCAGAGTTGGTCGATGCATTTGGTTCACCATCCGATAGTAACGCGGTAGATTTTCTATCCGCAACTCAGTTCCTTAGATATTCTAGTTCACTTCAGGTAGTTCGTAATGTTGATAGCGACGCCCAAAGTGCATTTAGTCTTCAGGGAACCACTGGGTCAAGTCCAGATTCAAATGGATCTGTGACAATTGATAACCCATTGGTATTAAATTCAACAGATTTTACGAATAGAGAAACTTCACTTGAAGCGGCTCTTGATTCCGATGGTACTATAGGATATGGTTTTGTTGCCAAATTCCCAGGTGCTCTCGGAAATAGTATTAAGGTATCATATTTACCTGCCGATTCAAGTGGTTCTGTATTTGATGCTTGGACATACAAATCAAGCTTTGATGCTGCTCCAGTAACTACATATTACGGTGGTACTCAAGGTATTACAAACGACGAAATGCATATTGTTGTGGTTGACGAAGATGGAGCAATTAGTGGAACACGTGGAACAATCTTGGAAACTTTCCCAAGTGTTTCTGTTGTCACAGATGCTAAAAGTTTTGAAGGTCAGTCAATTTATGCACCAGATGTAGTAAATACAAGATCACAATATGTCTACATGGTTAATTTTGATACTGAACTTGAAGCTAAAAATGCCGGTACGACATCATCAAATGGTACCAACTATGGTTTGGATAGCTGTGTTGATCGTAATGCAAGCCTTGCAAGTGGTGCAAATTCTGGTACACTTGGCACAGGTGACTTTTTGGAAGGATTCGATTATTTCGAAGATAAAGATCAAGTAGAAGTTGATTTCTTAATTGCTCCTTCAATGTTAGCCAGAGTAGATCAAACCACAGTGGTTAATGATCTTTCATCAACTGCCCGATTAACTCGTAAGGATTGTGTTGTTACAGCATCACCTGCACGTAGTGATATTGTTGGTGTTACATCTGATGCAACTAAAGTTACAAATACTGTAACAACGGCGAATACATTTACTAATACTTCATATTTGGTAATGGATAATAACTTTATCAAGGTATATGATAAGTATAATGACAAATATGTATTCATTCCTGCGGCATCAACTGTTGCCGGTATTATGGCAGCAACTGACTTTAATAGAGCTCCTTGGTTCTCACCA